CCTTCGGCGCGTGCGAAAGAACTTCGGTGCCGAACCACTGCCGTCCAGGTTCCTCGCTGGAGATGGAGAAGGCGAAGCGGTTGTCGTCCGCGCCGTCTTCGGGCGTTTCGCGTGCGATGCGCACTGTGCGGTATTGCACGCCGAGAGATGCGGGAATGATGGTTGCGGTGCTCACACGTTGGTTATGCGGGAGAATGGAAAAACCCGGCAAATTTCGCCGGGTTTCTCTTCCCACACTCGTATTGCAGGGTTAGCTTGGTTCGTTGAGCAGTCCGAGGCGGCGCTGCTGGCGGCCGTCTTCGGCCAGTTCTTTCTTCGCCTTTTTCGGTGGCTTGGTGGATGGCGGTTTCGTCTTCGCCGGTTTGGTGGAGGCCGGTTTTTCGGGCGCGGCGGGTGCGTCGGGGCTGGCCGGCGCGTCCGGCTCGCCGTCGTTGATCTCGCTGGTGGCTTCGCCGCGGATGTCTGTTCCAACCTCGATACCCAGTTCGTCGGCGTATTGCTGCTCGGCCGCGAGTTGACGGTAGACTTCGCGCCAGTCTTTACCCTGCGCACTCAGAATCTCTTCATGCGTCTTGAAGGCGTTCTGCACGCTGTCGATGTTGGCCTGGGTGTCTTTGAGCGGGTCAACCCAGTCCCAGCGCCGCGGCATGAACTTCACGGCGTCTTCGTCGGTGTAGCGATCAACGTCGAACGGCACGCCCTCGATTGCGTTATTCAACAGCGCGGCCCGCACCCAATCTTCGTACACCGGCTGAATAACCTGCTCGATCAGCACGCGCTGCAGTTCCATGAAGTAGTCGCGTTCTTCCTGCACTCCGAGCCGGCCGGAAGAGAAGTTGACGCCGGCCAGGTCGTTGCCGAGTTCGTGGTACGCGACGTTGAGGCCCGAGGCAATCAGCCGCAGCGAGCGCTCGACAAATGGCGCGAAGGTGCCGGTGGGCTGGTTGGGCGTCTGATTGTTGAGCGTCTGATTCGCTCCGAGGATGGCGATAGTTCCGCTCTCCATCTCAATCTTGGCGGAGCCGTCCTGATTCTCGCCGTCGCCATCGTACTCGGGCGCGCCTTCCTTCTGTTCAATGGAAGCCAGCAGCGATGCGGCGGTGCGCGCGCCGACCAGCGCGGCGTCGAAATACTTATCAAGCTGGTTGACATCGTAGAGCGCGGGTGCCGCCAGCGGATAGCCGCGAGACTGGCCCGGCCGGCGGATGACATAGGAGTGATACACCTGCTCTGCAGGTACTCGCTTGCAATTCGCGGTACCAAATCCAACCTCGTTCGGGTTGCCGTCGAAGAGGTGGTAAGCGATCGGCTTTTGGTACGGATCGAGTTCCACGCCCATGCGGATGGTCGGCGAAGACGGGCTACCGACGCGGTTGATGGCCTCGTTGAGTTGGTCGGCGTCGATCAGTTGCAGCGAGAAGCCAAACGGGTTTTGCGATTTCGGCACGTAGACGCGGCGCAGCAGATAGTCTCCGTCGCGCCCCATCGCATCCGCCCACAGGTTGCACAGGTCTTTGAAGCTAAGGTTGCCCTGGACGGTGCAGAACTTTCGGGTACACCACTTGCGCCACGCCTTATGTAGCGCCAGGTTGATCTTGTCGTCGTAGATCTCGGTGGCGTCGGGCGCCGAGCGCAGCTTCTCGATTTTGAAATTGAGCTTGATCCCGTGAGCGCCGACGATGTTGGTGCGGAGCATCTGAAGGAATTTTGAAATGATGGGCGAGTTGATGGCGCGCTCGCGGGCGCGGGCTCGCATCTTCGTGAGCCCATTGAATAGATCCTGGTCTGCCGACCGGCGGACGGTGGACCAGTCGCGCGTGAGGCGGTCGATCTTGGCGGAGGCAAAGCCACCATTCGCGCCGCCGATCAGCGCGGAGGAGTTCTGCGGATTCATGGAGCGCTTGCCGGTACGCAGGCTGACGCCATCGCGGCGCGCATCCGATAGGTCGAGAAAAGTCATGCCGCTCCTTTTACGTGCTGGTGCCGAACGAGACGCGCGCGGTGCGCTTGGGAACAAACTCGCCGGAGTTGATCTGTTCCTGGCGGTACTCGGTTTTGAATTGCGCGCGGAGTTCGAGCAGTTCGGTGCGCTTCATGTACTGCACGCGGCGGCCGTGGACTTCGTACTCCTGCACCAGAATGGAGGTGTCGCCGTCGATTGCGGCTTCTAAGGCATCCAAAGTCCGCTTGACGAAGCTGCGCGAGTCGATCGTGCCAACGCCGCCGGCGATGTTGGGAGTAATCAGCACGGATTCGAGTTCAAAGGTTCGCTGCTCGCTGGTGGCGGAGTTGGTGAGGATGGCGTAAATGTCATACTTGCCGGCGACGATAGCGGCGGTCTGCGTGCCGGTGGCGGCAACATTGAACGCCTGGCCGTCGCTGGCAGCGGAGGTCGCGCCGGACGGGAAGGCGAAGCGTGCGACGCCGGGGCCGTTCAGGATGTATTGCAGCGCCCAGGCGCTCGACGGGAAGCCGTCAAAGGCGCGCTGCCACTTCCACGAGTCGCCGGCGCGGAGTTCTGTCGGCTCGGGCAGAGGTCCGCCGGGCGTGTCGAGAAAGTTGGGAGTATTCGGCGTAGTGCTCACGCTGTGACGATGCAATCAGCGGGGAGAATAGGGCAAATTAGCGCGAACTAGCGGCGCGCAATGCGTCCGCCGAAGGCTTCAGCGAGGCGCTTGGCTCGATTAGAGACTGGCTTGGGCGGCGTAGCGGGCGGATGCTCTTGAGCGGACGTTTCGGGCGGCGCGGTGCTGTCAAGAGCAGGCGGCGGCGCATCTTCGGCGGCCTTCGCGGCGTCCGCTTTCAGCTTGGCAAGTTTCTCCGCGCCCCGGAGCAGGTTACGCTCGACCGCTTTATAGTTCGGGCGGAGGACAGCGACGGCGGCGCGGGCATAGACGGCACAGTCTAGCGCCTCGTTCCGCTTGCCCTTCTTTACCCATACCAGTTTAGTTACAAAATCCTTGGTCTTTTTCACCAACTGCTCGCTGGTGAGTTGGCGGAAGTACTCGGGCGCAAGGTTGGCGGAGAAGTTGGTATATTCCGCGCCAGGTGTGGCGACGTTGAGGCTGGTGTAAATATCTTCCTTCGCGGTGTCGACTCCGACGGTGTAGAGCATGGCGCGGCTGGGCCCCTGCTCGGACCCGCGCGAGACTAGAGAATTTCCAATCCCCGCGCGGCCGATGATAGCGAACCAACGGCGCGCCTGATTCTTGCGGGTGAAGTCGTAGACACGCTGGGTGTGATGGCCGCCGGAATCGAACAGCGCGCAAGAGATAGCCATACCCGCGCCGATGGCATGCTCCCAACGCTGGCGCAGGAAGGCTTCGACCGCGGCCCACGGGCTGAGTTGGTTCGTCTTGCCGTCCACCACCTCGGGCAGCGACGGGGCGCCCGCAAAGACGCGGTGATCTATCACCCAGCGCTGCTCGTCCATTCCCCAGCCCCACACCGAGGCTTCGAGGCGGTCGTCCTGCACGTCGACGCCGGCGGTAAGGAATAAAACTCCGGCGGGCAGAAGGTCGGAGAAGTTGTCGGCTGACTTCCGTTTTTCGAGCTCGTGCAGGTCGGCGCCCTTGCCGCGGATCTCCCACGTCTCGGCGAGGCGGGTGTTGATGAATGTCTTGCGGCGTTCGAGAGAAGACTTCGCGGCGAGCCACTCATTGACGATATCGCCCCAGCGCAGCCACGGCGGATATAGCGCGTTGAGGTGAAAGCCGGCCGTCTTGCCGTCGCGGCTGGTCGCGGTGGCGCGCCACTCGCCGGTGCGGATCATCTCATGCTTGGACCGCTCGCGGATCTCGCAGCCTTCGACGCAGGCGTAGAACACGTCGACCACGCGGCCATTCTCGACGCCCTTTTCCTGGGTGTACTGCAGGCGCGACCAGAGAAGCTGTTGCATGGTTCCACAGTGCGGGCACGGAACAAAGTATTTACGCTGGTCAGACTCTTCGTAAGCCTTCTCGATGCGGGAGAGGTTTTTGATGCCGGGCGTACTGGCGATGATTTCTTTTTTATTCCAAAACGTCGAGGTGCGGCGGCGGGCCAGGTCGACGGGATCACCCTCGGTGCCCGCGGATTCGGGGTAGCGGTCAACCTCATCCATCAAAAGGATGCGGATGGGCATGGAGGCGAGTCCGGCGGGCGCGTTGGCTCCGGCGAGGATAAGGACGCCACCGGGAAATTCCTTATTGAGCAGCGTGTTACCAGAGTCTCGGGCGCGGGGAGATGGGAACAGCTTACGTAGGACCGGGGTCGAGCGAATCATCTTCGCGATACGATTTTTAGAAAATTTTTCAGCTTCCCCCTCGGACGCCTGGACAAAGAGGATGGGCGACGGTTCGTGGTGGCTAAAGTAGCCAACGGCGTTCATCTGCGCCTGTGTCTTGCCGGACTGCGAGCACATTATCTGGATGATGGTTTCGATTTCAGGGTCGGAAATGGCATCCTGAATACCGCGCTGATACTCGGCGGTGGCGGTGAAGAACTTCCCGGGCATGGCGCCAGCCTCGGGCGGGATGTAGGCATACTTGTCCGCCCACTCGGAGAGAGTGAGCGGCGGCGACGGGAGATAGAGGCCGTGGGCTTCCAAAAAAGCCGAGCGGACGGAAGATTTACCCTCGGAGGATGTCTGGTAGGCGATCATTCATCCTCTGCGTCGTCGGCATCGTTGCCGGCCTCGAGCACGGCGTCGATGGTGGCGAGGTTCGTGAGGAGTTGGCGCATCTCGGCGTCAAGGATTGAGACAGCGCGGGCGTGATCCTCTAAACCGAGGATACGGGTAGCGAGGCGGGACGGAACGGCCAACACCTGCGTCTGCGTCGCCATAGCGGAGGCGTTGAGTACTTTCTTGAGATACGGGATGGAGGCGACCTGGCCGCGGCGCTGGGCGAGTTGGAGTTCTTTCAGGTTCGCCTCGGCCTTCGTTTTGCGGGTTATAGCTTCCTCATAGGTCTCGTCAGGTGCGGTGGGTTGCGCGTTTGACTCTGGCACGGCTAATTTGACGGATTTTACTGTTTCGCGCTTCGTGGTGGAGGCGTGCCATTCAAGCAAGTCGCGTAGGCGGACAGTCTTCGCCTTACCCTCTGCGGCGCAAGGTAAGCCGTCCGTTTTCATCCAGTTATAGACTGTCTGTTTAGTGACGCCGAGCGCTTCGGCGATACTTACAGCGCTCAGTGCGTCAAGATTTACGAGGCTCATGCGACCAAGCTAACTGTAAAAGTAAAACGTTGGCAAAGATCGCTGGCTCTAGGCCGGAGGGGGGCTAGCGCGTCACCCGCTAATCGGTGGGTCGGGGAAGGACCCGCGAGGTTATGGGTGCTGCCTGTAAACTGAGCACCATCTATGAGATACATGGCTCGACTGTGAGAGGCTTAGGCGGGCATGGCTTGGATGGTAGGCCCTCGTGGGCGTGGCATACGCAGCACAGCCACTCAAGGTTAGGCAATCGATCGTCACGGTAGCATCCCCCCATGCCGCGAGTGCGCTTGTGGTGAACATGTCCAGCGTTAGACATTAGGTCGCCTTGCTCATCATAGGCATCATGCAGTGGAGCGTAGACAACCACGCCGCGCCGCATGTGTGACTGGCAATAGCCATGCTCGCGGCCATGGACTTCCTTACGGCGATCCTCCCATGCCTGCCCACACAACACCTCTCGACCACAGTCATGGATAACCACTTTGTTTATGATTGGTTTACGTTTGATTGCTGTTCGTTTGAGTGGTTTATATCGTCGCAGCATTGTGCTGCGGTTGTATGGTCCTTCAGTTCTTTCGGGCAAGCAGACATGCAACGCGAAACATCAGTTGCCACCACGCCAGATATCCGCGCCACGTGCTGCTGCGAAGGCCTCTCCCTTTGTTCCATCCACGCCTGTGCTGAGGAATGAGTTATAACCACGCGGCGGCCTACTCGCGCGACGATGGGGCCTTGACCTTGGCGCTGCAGCTTGAAGTACAGTCCCTCGCTAATTCGCGCTTGCCTGCAAAACTCACTGACCGTATATGCCATACCGATGGTCTCCATTTCTTCAGTACCTCCAGCCCACTCGGCGCGAGTCTTAGGTGTACCGCTGTAGACCATACGGAAGCCGCAAAAACCACACCACCACGAAAATTCGCTCCGCTTCTTCACGTTGCCTCCATTCCAAACAAACATCCCTGATCAAGCACCGGCACGCATCGCGGCGCGTCGAAATCGTCGGTTTCGTCCATCATATCCGGCGGGTTTTGGGTAAGGTATTCGATGCGCGCCCACACTTCGTCGGTATCGAAGTCCGCTGCAGCGTCAATTTTCGCCAGCATCCACAATCTCTCATGGTCCGCATTACAGCCCAGGGCGTCACAGGCGGCGTCGAAGCTCAAAAGCCAACCATCCCTATCAAAAAACGGATCGGGCGCCACACGCGCAATCCAGGCGCGCGCCATGATAGCCATATCCCACAAGTCATACTCCCGATTTCGCCCCGTCTGGATGAGATCACCTAACATCGGCGATCCATCCGGATACCATCCGGCGGCGTAGGGGTAGATTATGCCCTCCACCCGCAGCGCCTCAAACATCGCCATCCGGATTTGTCGCCAGAAGAACTGCATCACCGGCGTATAGCGCGGCCCGCGTCGTGCTGCCTGCCACTTGCTTACGTTGAGTTTAGCCATTACTCGCCCCGTTCCACTTTCGCCCGATACCGCTTTGCCGCTTCTCTGCCGTACACCGCTGCCACTTCCTCAAACGTCTCTTCGCGGATTTCAAGGCCCGTAAGCTGTTTCCATCGGCGCGGTGTCAGCGGCACGTAAACAAACGGAGTTGACGGTCGTGCCGCCTCGATTCGTTCGCGCAACTCCGACGGCTGTGGGAAGAATCGGCTCGCCATCAGGTGTTCGCCAAGTGCCGCCCGTATCGCTGGGAGTCCGAACTTGATCGCCAGGGCGATCCACGCCGGAGCCCACATCTCTACCGTTTCCTCCGGTATTTCCTGGCTCGGATAGCTGCGCTTTGTCTGGTCCATCAGCATCGAAACCTGCTCCAGCCCGTATACGTCCAAAGACATTGGCAATCGCCGTACTAGATCGCTGGTTTCGTCCGCGCGCAGGATTCTCTCCAGCGCCACGCTGTCCGCTCGTTGCATGGTTCCCCTTCGGCTTGCCGTATGCGTCTTTTGGTCCACTCAGGTAGTCAGTCACGCACTCCAGCCACTTGCGCGGGCGGTCGGATGGCTGCACATCGCTCAACGCGCGATTCTTTAGGCATTGGTTGAATTGTTCGAGGGTAAAGTTCGGCATAGCGCGCAACATGCTAGCCAGCGCCTTACCTTCACTACCATCCCACGGAGCATCGACACCCACCAGAGCGCGCCAGTGATCCTTTACGGCTGCCCTGAAGGTGATATGCCTCGGGTCGGTCACTTTTGAGGATTTGAGATTGAGAGTATGCGCCGCCGGCGTAGCTGGCGCAAGTATTTGTACTGGTACTTGTACTTGTACTTTAGCAACACCAACACCAACACCAACACCAACAAGTACATCATCCGAAATGTTTTCAAATGTTTTATAAGTTTCTAAAACATTTTGGACGGTTTGAGAAGTTTCTAAAACATTATAAAATGTTTTATAAGTCTCTGAAATCTTCCCAAAACCTTCCGAAATAATATCTAAGTCGTTCTTATTACGCGCCCTTAGTGATTCCACGTAGGAGTTCCGGAACGCCTCTAGTTCTTGCGGAGCCGGAGCCGGAGTCTTACGGTCGGCGGCGGCGCGGTATTGCCCCAGCAGCTTCTCTGGCACGTCCCACTGCGCCCACATTGACCCGTCGTGCGCTTTATAGATAAATAGCAGGAAGTTGGCGTGGTACTCGCGCAGCCATGCAGTCATTTGTTCCTTGGATGGTTTGGCGTGGAAGCTGCCATACACCTCGCCCTGCAGCCAGTCGACGCTCATACGGAAGCGCCCGAACGTATTCGACGCCGCCAACAGCCGCGGAAAGTGCAGCTGTGCCTCATCCGAGCACGCCGCCACCCGATCACCATGTAATAGCCCTTGTGGATCAATCAGCACGTTCCAACTCCTCAATCAGTTGCTTGATGCGTCGTGCGTATAGTTCCGGTATCTGCGGGACTACGGCGTTGCCGAGTCCTCTAAGGCGGTTCATCCGATTGGCAGGCCCATCAGCCATTCGCGGAATGTCGTCGACCGAACGAGGTCCGGGCGGATAAAATCCACAAGTTGATCGCAGAGGTTCGCAATATGGAGACGCCCCCCCCCTCCCGCGTCGAATCCGGTTGCCGCGTCCACTCTGGCCTTTCCAGTCTCGCGTCGTCGGGGTATGCCAATATCCAGACTCGCTCTCGATGCTGGGAAGCCCCGAGTGAGTCAGCCCCCATAACTTCCCACTCCGCGTCATACCCGAGCGCGGCAAGGTCGCACAGAACTCGGACAATTCCCCGTCCAAGCAAAGCTGCGACGTTCTCAATGAGCACGAAACCAGGTCTTTAAGCTCCCCAATAATTCGGCTGTAGTCCGCCCATAGTCCGGACCGCTCTCCCTCGATACCGGCACGAAGACCGGCGTTACTGATGTCCTGGCAGGGGAACCCGCCGACGATGACATCAACGGGCTTGAGGTTGTGTCGTCCGCATTCTCTGACATCTGCATATCGCTCCGCAACGGGGAAGTTCTTCGCCAGCACCTTGCGGCACCAGGGGTCAATCTCAACCTGCCATACAGTTCTGAAACCAGCGCGCTCAAATCCAAGGTCAAACCCTCCAATTCCAGCGAACAGCGAGCCTACCGTGTAAGTCCTCAACGCACCCGCCTCCGCTGTCCCATTGCCCGCTTCTTTCGTTCCATCGCCGAGCGAACATCCAGACACGCCCGGCACTCGTTCACCAACTCCGGCTCACGCTCCAGGCCGCAGCGCTGGCATAGTCCGAGGCTCTTACGCCATCCCCGCAGCGCTGGCGTGCCATAGCCCCACTGGGTGCGTTCCGTGGGAGTCATCTCGCGGGCGCCAGGATTCTTTAGCGGCCTTCCGCATCGCCCGGCCCGGCCCCGGAGGCGCGGAAGGGTGATGTTCGCCCTCCGCTTCTCCGCTCGAGCTAGCCGCTGTTCTCGCCGCCACGCGACGATCCCCGCGTACATCTGTTCTGTGTCACGTTCGGTCATCACACCCTCATTGGCATTACGACGTATTCAAACGTTTCGCCCGGTGCCGGTTCCGCGTAGATCAGCACTGCGGTCTGCCCGTTCGTGGTGGCGAAGCGCACCTGCACGTCGCCCGTCAGCCGCGAGAAGGCGTCGAGCAGGTAATCGCCATTGAAGCCGACAGCGAACTCCGCGAACGTCTCGCCGGTCAGCCGCACGTCGATCGCCTCATCCGTCTCGCCCGTATCCACCGAAGCCGCGCGCAGCCTCACCTCATAGGGCATGATCGTCAGCTTCACCGCGCCCGAGCGCTCATCCGCGAACATTCCGCAGCGCCGCAGCGCAGCTGCCATCTCCGCCGCGCGGACGGTTACGCAAGCCACCGCAGCGGTGGGCATGATGGCTTTGTAGTTGGGGAAGGTGCCCGTCATCCTGCGATGCGCCAACGCGATGCCGCCGGTCGAATCTTCAATATTTATAAATATTGAATACTCTGAAGTCTCCAGCAGCGCCAGCGCCTTCGATCCGGGGTCGATTACCTTGTGCATCGCGCGCAACATGCCGGCGGGCAGCAGCATCGACGCTGTCAGCGCGGTATCGCACGCCGCGGTGTACCTGGCCAGCCGGTGTCCATCGGTTGCGATCATAGCCAGCTTGCCGTTGCCGATCTCCAGCAGCGCGCCATTCAACGTGTAGCGCGCTTCTTCCGCCGAGATGGCGAACGTGGTATAGGTGAATACGCGCTCGGCGAGTCCCTGCCCCAGTTCGATGCCCGTACCCACGTCATTCAGCTTGATCTGCGGGAAGTTGGAGATTGCCAGCATCGGCAGCTTAGTTACCGAGCGGCCGCACTTCAGCGTTACTCGGGCTTCGCCGCAGTGCAGACTTACGTCGTCCCCCTGCAACAGCTTGGCGAAACTCTCCAGCTTCAGCGCGGGCAACAGAAACGGCTCCTGCGCCTTTGCGTCCGGGGTTGCGATGCGCACGCGGATAGCCAGGTCGAGATCTGTTGCCGCGAACTCCAGCGCCGTGTTGCTCTGCTCAATTCGCACCGAGCCCAGCACGGGAATGGTTGTCTTGCGTTGCACGGCTGGCGCGACGGTCGCGAGAGCCTTCCGCAACTGCGCGAGAGGAAGTGTGAGCTTCGTTCCGGCGGCTGCCTTCTTTACTTCGGGTGCTTCGGTGGTTGCGGTTGTCATTGTGGTGCGTCTCCGTTCGTCCTGCAAAGATCACAATCAGCCGCGCGATGGTCCGGCGGGGTAAAGATGTTGAGTTCGTACTGGTGCGCGCAGCCCACACAGAGAAAGCCGCGGTTTTTCAGGATGAGGTTGTCTCGGTCGAACGGCACGCCGCAGACCGCGCACTCCACCCATTGCGCCATCACCGCCAAACTCTCTGCTGTGCTCCGGTCTCCACGGACCACACCTGCCGCGAGTCGACCAGTAGGAGTTTAGAGATAGCCTTGTAGCTCATTCCCTTGCCCCGCATCTCGTGAATCTGCCGCTTATCGGAGATGTCTCCGGCAATTTCGTCTGCCGGCCTCGTCTCGCGCTTCACTTTGGACAACATGCCGACCTGGTAATACTGCAATTCGGCGAGAGCTTCCTCGTACTTTCCCTCCAGCACCACCAGCGCGTGGAAAGCGAACGCGAAACGCTCTTTCCACGTCATACTATCGAGCGGGTTGCATATGACCGTCACTGCAGCATTTCGCTTCCCCGCACAAAGTTCGCGGCCAGCGTAATCCGGCCCTTCAGGATCTCGGTGGCCAGGTCCGCCGTTGCTATATCCACCCAGCGATTCACGCACTCCATCGCCTCTTCCTCGTCGTGCCCCGCTACCTCGCACGCTGCCTGCGACAGCGCCCGCGTAAGAACTTCCTCTAAGTCGACTACCGGCATTGAATCCCCCTTGGTTGTTTTTCTATCCTTGTCTTTCACGCGAAGCGTCCAGAACGGCACGAAGTGCCTAAAACGGTTCGTGCTTGAGTACCAGCTTCCCAGCCATGCGGTCAGTTGCGTCCTGCGCCTTCGCCGAGGCAGCCCGCACCTTTAGCCGCCCCGCTTTTTCGTCCATATTCCGATCGCACAGCGCGTCCGCCTTCGCTTGCAACTCGCGCACGCATTGCTCGGCATCGTCTTTGCTAATCAACTCCGCTGACAGAGTCACCAGGCTCGACAGCGTAGCGAAATCCACGCTCGGGTGCGGACACTTCAGCATTGAACTCACGGAAATAGTTTTGATCTTCATAGCAGTCCCCACGCGACATACCACACCGCGACAATCGCCATTGCCACCAGAAACATCTTCACTGGGCACACTCCGCGCGGTGCTCGCGGCCTGGCTTCGCATACTGCCGGTGCTGTTCGAGATCAGCCAGCAGCGCCCACGCTCGGTCGCGGCCCCGAGCCTTCAGCTTGATCATGCCTTTGCGATAAAGGTCATACGCCGCCTGCCGCGTGATGCCTATTTCGTCGGCAATCTCCTGAAAACTCATCACCGGTTCCAGGTGTAGGTAAGCCGTCATCACGCTCTCTCTTTCAGTGCTTCCGCTTTGCTTTCGTCTTCCGTCGCGTCGAACGTCTTCAGCACGCGCAACTGGCGGAACGGCTCCCCGCGCAACTTGTAGATCGAGGCCAGATCCGTCCGCTCCGCATCGAGCGCCTTCGTATCCCACGCATGCCGCCCGCTCTGCCAGCTGAAACTTACCTTCATCCCCTGCCCGGGAACCAGAATCGCGGTGCGCTCGCCCATCAGCGTCTTCAGCTTGGCGCGTTCGGTCTGGAGTTGGGCGTCGGCGTCATCCACCTGCGCACTTAGCAGCTTGATATTGCCCACCAGGATGTCAGCCGCCTCTGAGTTGTCCGGCACGTAAACCGTCTTAACCTTCTTCGTCTTGGGCAGCGCCTCGGCGTTGCGGCAGCTTCGGCGCCACTGGCATTTTTCGCAGCGTGTGTCGTTGAAATCCTTGAGCGCCGCCGGAATGTTGCCCGCCTGCACCTGCTTCCAAAAGGCTTCCTCAACGTCGAGCAGCACATTCACTAGCGCCTCGTTCCGCTTGTACGGGAACGCCAGGAACGCGAAGGTATACGGCTCCAGCACCGCGAAGTATCCCCACTTCCACCCGGTGACTGCGAGCCCGTGCTGGACCTGCAGGATGTAGTGCGGCGGCATACCCTCGCCGCGCATATTGCTGAAGACGTGCTCATTCGCCGTCTTGCATTCGAGGTAGCCCGGCCCCATGCCGGCGAAGTCGCCCGCGTCCAGCGAATGAATCATACGGTCGACGTTCACTCGCATCCACGGCCGCTCGGCGGAGACGCGGGTGGGCATATTGCGCACCACTAGACCCGTATCTTTGCTAAATCGCCGCGCGATCAGCGGCTCCAGTGCGTGCCCACGCTCAAATAGTCCCTGCGTCGCCTCGCTATGCCGGTAATCCGGCTCCACGCCCGCCTTGTCGTAAAATAAGGCACGCGGACAGCCGTACCCTTCCGAGAGAAGCGCCGCGGCATCCGACCCGCCGATCCCCTTCTTCCGCTCCGCCAGCCATTGCTCGAGGGTCTGCTTCACTTCCCCCCCCGTTCATCCGCGCCGAACAGCCAAAGCAGCGCCGGCGGCCCAATCACCACGGCAAACACCGCCGCCAAAAGTAGAAGGTCAAACCGCATGGGTAGCCTCCGAGTTCCATCCAGCGGGCATCCGCCGCCGCGTCTCTTCGGCAATCTGGCGATCTCGCAGCGCTCTGCCGATGCCTGGGTTGGTGGGCGGAGTTACCCGGTACTCGAACAGCCCGGCGGCCACATTGCGCCGCTCGACGCCGTAGCCGACTTTCTTGAGGTTGCGGATCTGCGCGCTCACCGAGCACTCGGGAAACCCCACCGCCGGATATCGCTTGCGGCACGCCGTGGTGAGTTTTGCGATCGTCCACCACTCGCCACCCACGGTCACCGCAGCGATGCAATCAACCTGCCGCGTCAGCCGCGCACGGTCGCGCCGGTCGTCATACCCGGCACCGCGAAACGGCACAGAGGTATGGTCCGTGGCGTCCACCGTGACATCCGGAACATCCAGCGCCTCGAACAGATTGCAGGTTGCTGCCATCACTTCACCTCCGCGAACTTGCCGGCCTTGAGTCGGTAGAACGTGTCCGCCTTGATACGCTTGCCGTCCACCTTCTTCGTCCGCACGTCGATGCGGGACCAGGTGTAATCCGCATCCTTTTTCCACTCCGCGATCGTCAGCCAGCATCCGACAGCTCCAGACGCCCTACCCTCGATCCCGAGCGCCACCGCACAGCCTTCCGCGCCAGTGTTGGTTGCCGCGCTCCGGTCGCCAGTGTTGGTTGCCGCGCTCTGGTCGCCAGTGTTGGTTGCCGCGCTCTGGTCGCCAGTGTTGGTTGCCGCGCTCTGGTCGCCAGTGTTGGTTGCCGCGCTCTGGTCGCCAGTGTTGGTTGCCGCGCTCTGGTTGCCAGTGTTGGTT